GAAGCTGAGCTTGCAACCTAAACAAGAGACAGCTATTGGCTCTTCTCAACATGGTGGTGATGGTAATGACGAACTCGTCATCTCGCGATTTTGTTCGCGGTCTGCGTACATTTGCGGACCCACGTGGAACACGACAGATGCTCCTAACACAATTTTGTTCACCACAGCTGTGTCTCCGCAAATGTTCACTCGATCTGCGACCGAGGTTGCACACTCTCCCATGAGCTATGTCGCCAACCACTTCCAGTATTGGCGCGGCTCGATCAAGTACACCTTCAGGGTTATTCGTTCGCCATACCACCGTGGGCGACTCCAAATTTCCTGGGATGCTGGATCTACGAACCTGGCTTCCAATCCGCCATTGGGAAATGCGAACACTTTAACCACTGTGATGGACCTTGATGAGGACAGCGAATGTTCATTTGTGGTGCCTTACATGCAAAAGGAGTTGTTTTGCAAAACATACGCCATTGATAATACCGGCACCAGCATTTGGTCCACGAGCACCGCGCCCACTGGGACGTGGGATAGGGCCAATGGTGTGTTGAGTGTGCGGGTGCTCAACAGGCTCACTGCCCCTGAAGCCAGCTCCTCCGCAACCATCTTGGTGTTTGCGAGTGCTTGCGACGATATTGAGTTCGCTGGTCCGCGCGACTTCGACGTGTACAATGGCGACAACATTTTGAGTCTCAACGCGCAGACGTCGGCCACTGCTCAGAGTGACATTCAATACACCGATGAAGCACATGCCACTGAGCTTATGCCCAGGGGTGCTAACCACCGAGTATACGATCAGGTGTTTGGGGAGAGGATTGGTTCCTTGCGCGAGTATATGCATCGCAGTAGCCTTAGCTTCCTGTGGTACCCCGGTAATACCACCACCGATGTGGGTTCTGGGGCTGTTCGCATTCCAATCAAACGCATACCACCTCCTCCTGGGGTGTTTGCCAACGGCTGGTGGGCTGGCACTACCACCAGTGGTGTTGGCCAGTCAGTGTTTTACACCAAGATGCACCCAATTTTGAGCTTCTCGACATGCTTCATTGGATACAAAGGTAGTGTCAACGTTAACGTTAACGTCGACCAACCCAATGTAACCACTGCTGTCGACACACTCTCTGTTGTGCGCATTGCTAATGGTGACATTCTCACCGCGGCAGAGCGCCGACCCAGCCTTTACGTGTACAGCAACCCCAGTGCCTCGCTTTCGCTGAATGCGCGCGCTGACATCATTGCTACTGATGCAGGACGGGCGGGGTGTGCACTCACCAACACCAAGACGAACGCAGGTTTGTCGGTGCAACTGCCTTATTATTCAAACAGTGGGTTCCAAATGTGTGACCCACGTCGTGAATACAACAACCAAGACAACTTCACCGATCGCAATAACGACTGGTGGCGTATCGAGTGGCGATACAACAAAAACAACCAAGCAACTTCGACTAGCGGAGCACTCACCAGTGTGTATTATGCCACTGGGCCTGATTTTGACCTAGTGTACTTCATCAATGTGCCAGTGATGACGCTCGTTGCCGTAGTTGCTGTCTAGATATTTTTACCTTACTGGGGGTTAATCCAGAACTACCCAACATTAGCAATTTGTGTTACACCTACACAGCTCAATCGCGTACCCGCAAGGGGTAAACCCGTAACAGCTTTGTAGTTTGCTAATTGTTGCTCGGTGATACGGCCGCCGAGGGCTCTTATGAGTAGGACACGTGCAAAGCTTAACATGAACTTTCTTAGCTTCACGCACGTGGAGGTAGGAAAGACGTAATGTTTCATAGTTTTGTGCGTCAGCACGACTGCCC